CTCCCACAGCTCCGTGTATGTTTTGCCCTGAAAGGTTCTCATGATGGTAACGCCGTCCATACTCTCAACAGCGGAGTCAAAGAAGTTATCGAAGTCTTCCAGCTCCCCGTTGAGATGCCATCCTGCGATTTTCAGTCCCGTTCCGTACAGGTCGTGCCAATACTCAAAGAATTTTTTGTAATCAGGCATTTGAAATTACCTCCGTTTCTATACCGCTTTCCGTATCGGTCGTTTTTCTAAAGTCCCAAACCGATATGCATCAACATTGTTCGCAATCCGACACTTGCGAGCATTGCTTGCAATGCGAGCAAGAAAAAGTTGACTGCCCGCGAAGCGGGCTTGTCGGATTGCGAACATAAGTGGCGAACTCTTACTTTTGCCTTTGGCGAAAAGCTGCTGAAAGTGAATATGTATAACAGCAAATCTACAAAGCGGTTGGTCGTTATGCTTTATCTGCGGGGAATAGTTTGCCATCATGTAGGCAGTCCCTGGCTTTCTGGCTCATTTCGACGAGGCTGTCCACCAGCTTCTTCAATCCGTCTACGGTACTTTCACCATCGTAGTCGCAGCCGATAGCCCAGATATCAAAAAGCCATTCATCGGCGCAGTCAGGTTCGCACATCTTACAGCCAGTTGTTTCGTCTGTCCAAGTTCTCACAGCTGTTCCTCCAACTCAAATCCCTTGTGGCAAAATCCAGTTACATCGGAGATATAGTCAGAGATGGCTTCCTCATCTTCGATGTCATTGGGAATCGTGATTTCGTTTGGCAACTCAACGCCGTCGTCATCCTCCGGGTCAATATCCCACTGAATGTTGACCGCCTTTCTCTGCGGGCATTCCACTTCGCGCCACTCTCCCTCGCACGCCCAGATTTCCGAACCGAAACCACGGTCAAACTCCCATTCGTTAAATAGCTCTGAGATGGGGGTGGAGATGCGGTCGCTGTCTTCGGGGTCATCATACTGAAACTCTGTCAACCCACGCATCAAGTCCTGTAAGGAATAACCGTGGTCAATCATCCATTGAAGTTGGTACTTCTGGTAATCGGTCATATCGAAAATCTCACACTCCTCTTAGCGCGTCGAGAACTGCCTGCGGAACAACCCGCTTAATTTCCTCGTGAATTGCATTCATCACGACTGCGCCCTTTAAGTACTTCTCAACTTCGGTCTGGGCAAACTGCTTCGTTTTATCTTTACACTCAGCCACCGCCGCCTGTACGGTTCCCTGAATCAAATCCAGCATCTCCTTGTGCGACATCTGCTCTTTGATGTAAGACTGGACTTCTGCCTTCACCAGTTTGTCGGTCATCGGCTCAGTGTATCTGCTCTCGTAAAGACGCCTTGCCCACACTTTGGCGGTATCAGCAACGCATTCCTCGACTTCGTTCTGGAATGCTTCTCGTGCGATTGTCTTTGCGTAAGCACGCATAGCTTTGATAACCTCCTGTTCAAAGAGGTCTCCGTTTGTAAATTCCAAATCGATTGTTGCTCTGTGCTTCATGAAACCCGCTCCTTTCTTACATCAGCTTAATCCATCAACAAAATCCCATTCGGCATTGTATCGGAACTCAGTACTCAGAATTCCGTCCAACAGTTCGTCGATGTACTCCTCATCATCCCGGTCTGTCGGGATGGGAATAATCATCTCAAACTCCGGAGCAAAGCAGGATGGCTTTACCCGAATTGTTCTTTTCTCCATGTCAGGAACCTCCTTATCGCATATCGGGCAGTACCCGGCAATTCCATTGGAAGGGATGTTTATATGGTGCCCACATCTTGGGCAATGGACGATGCCGCTCATACACATCGACCTTTCATAAATCGTTTCCCGCACAGTGGGCAGTTGCGTATCTCAATGATATCTTGAGTCGTGAAACCGCCATCGTCGTCAAGCACTCTCACCCTCAACATTCCCTGCCTGTTTACAGCCATCTCAATGCCGCTGTATTCAACGGCTTGGTTCATTGGAACAAAATCATTTGTCCCAGACTCACAGTATGGACATCTCATAGAATTAACCTTTCATCCATTCGGTACATGAAAATCCATTGGCACGGAGCCATTGGGCAACCAAGTGCCTATGGCAAAAATCATCTGGTTTCTCGTAACAAACCAGACAGATATCGCTTTCTCCAACATTGAAGCTGTATATCATTCTCGATAAATCCAGAATGACATCGGTTGCGTTTAGGGCTCCCAGCACTTGTTCATTGAAACACTTGATATAATAATCGTTATCATGGTTCTTTTTCCACTCCATGAAAAAGTCATATTTGGGAGCAAGTTTCTTATACTGGAACCCCTTATACCAACTTGGTGCCTTACCACAAATGCTTACAGGGATGATGCTCTCTGGCAGGTTACGAAGCTGTGCAAAATAAGTGGTATATATCATACATTAACCCCTCCAATAGCAGTACAGACATCCGTGAGGGCATCTTGTTTTATGTTTTAGCAGTTCAGTTTTTCCTGCATAACACATACAACTCTTTCGTTGATAACCAACACCGTTTGACTCTGAGTCCTCAGAAAGTCCGAGCAAATTGAGGTCATAGTCAGAAATGCAGCCACTGGTAATCGGCTCTGTAAGACCGGGTTCTGCACAGGACTCAATTCGGAGAACTTTGCCGTTATCCAGCCCTTCCCAGAACTGCTTTGCTTGCCGCAGCATATCGTCCACTTTTGAAAGCTGTGCTTGGGACGGAGCGAAACCGTTATCGCCATAGGGAAGCGGCAATCCAGCCTTTTTGAACCGGCTTCTTGCGTGTGGATACATATCAATAACGCTCACTCTGTAGCGCTGAAATCCCATTTCCATAAAGGAAATCATTGTACGGTATGCAACTGAAAGTCCTTTCTCTGTGGGGATGATGGGGTCGATGCGAATGACGATTTTCTCCATCGGGAACCCAGCTTTAACCAACTCCATAATTGCGGCAAACTCCTCGTATGGAGTTGGTACATTAGGTTCCAAAGCAGAGTGCCCGTATCCAGTGATTGTTGCATGGACAATGAGTCTGTCTTTGTGTTCAAGAGCGGCATCGAAGAAATCCGGCGACACACACTTCGTAATTAGAACAGCAGCATCAACTCTGTCTAATTTCTCGACCCAAGACAAATCAACGCCTGCGTCTCCCGCTTCTGTAATTCCAATCTTGTATAATGCCATATCAAATCAGCCCTTCATGTTCTCCAACATTCCTGTTCTTCGTCCCACCGCTCAATCCTTCTCGGCCTGTCAATACTGTAGGTTGCTCTCAACAGGTAATTGCGGTTGCCGCTACGATACGCCTGAAACGCCTCATTCTCATCAGTGGTTGTGATAACGCTGGAGAATGAAGAGCCAGAACCAAGGATTTCCGGCGTTTCAATGCCGGTTTCATAATAGGTTCTACTCGTCATCGTCATTGCTATCTTCTTCATCATCTGTGAAACGATTAAAGATTTCATCGTATGCACTATTAACAGGGCAGAGGTCGCAGCAGTCTGGCTCACAGTGTCCTCTGTTGATTTCCTGCCTACAATACTGGCTGAACAGTTTGCTAAACACCTGCATTTCTTCTTTGCTCATCATAGAAATCGTGAATTCTCCCCCTCTCAACCAAGTCCGACTGTGCTAAGTTCCATTGAAACAACGCAATCATCTTTCCCTAACTCAACAGTTTCATTTGTCCCTCCAAATAACAGTTGTCCGTCCACCTCAATAAAACCATGCGGATTCCATTTAATTGATTGTGCAACGCCCACGACTTTTTCTGTCCCTTGTTCATCATACTGAATAATTGGTAAGTTTGAAGCAGTTTCACAGGCTTTACGAATGGCAGGGATTGAATAGGAAACATGGTTATCATCGCAAAAACAGTGGTTTTTGTCCGCATATACAGGGATTTCAACATGAATCCGAATATTTCCACACCTCATATAATCACCGCCCTTACCACCGCTTTTTGTCTTGATATCGGTTTGGCGGAGGCAAAGAAAGCTGCTCCTCATCGTCACGAAGTTCAACCGAGAATTTGCTTGTATAATCCTCATCGTCCTTATTTGCATAGACGAGAACCTCAAACTTGCCAGGGTTCCAATTAACAATGAGATTATCGTCAATGGAGTATGCGTTCCTAATAACGACTAAGTCCTGGTGCCAAATTCCGTCCGGAGTCTCGATGCCAACATAGATTTCATTCTGATATTCCGGGTCAATATTCTGCTCTGCAACCAGCTTCAACCCTTTAGGCAACTCAATGGTAATACGATTATCGCCACTCTTCATCAGAATCCCTCCGTAATCATCTCCAACATTTTATCAGGGGAGATGTCGAGAAGTTCGGCACCAACGGCCAAGAGCAAGTCAGTGGTTGTTTCGTCACCTTTGTTGCAGAGGTAAAAGGACTGAATTACATTGGCGACATCTTCGGGGAAAAGCATTGTGTTCATAACGACCTACACTTTCTTACAACAACTTTCACATAACTCCAGTGTCTGCCTGCCAATCGTTGCTTCGTAGCGAATGCTATCTGCATACAATGGGGCGCCGCAATTATCACACCTACCAACAAAAGTAGGACGGAAAAAGAGATAATCACGGACACGACACTCTCTTCTTCTTTGCTCAGAGCAGGAGTCATGGTTTTGACACATAGTACATTTACGCATTTGGGAGCACCTCAAAACAAAGCGTGAATAATTGCACGCAGCGTTCGCTTCCAGCGGCCATTACGGTATTCATACCCGTTGACATACAGTCTATTGCCTACCTGCGACAGGCTCACGCTTGATTTCGCACCTGGAATCGGAGGCAAGAGAGACCCGTTTACAAAGACCTTGTTCCCGATGATGTTTACATTCATAAAGGTACCCTCCTGATTAACCGCAACCGTAGTCATAGATGTCATCATCAATCAGTGTCTCGACCTGCTCTCGTGTCATATCGCAGAGACTGAGGACGGCTTTGATAACCCGCTCATGGACTTCTGCAATACTTGATGGCTCGTTTTCTGTCCGCTCCCACGGGTAAGAAGGCGGATAATAGAAGTAAGATTCCCCATCGCCGTTGTCACCGTATGTCAGGGAATCCGTATCGTCACAAAAGGTAAAGACATCCGCAAGATTCTCAAAAGGTTCGCCATAAAGGTAGTCATCAATGTCAAACCCATCCTCCGAGATTTCTTCACTGGGCAGCTGCTCCTTCAAAAGCTGGATACACTTCTGCGGATTCAGAAAAGGGCGCAGCTGATTGGCACGAATCCCGACGCCCTCACAAATCCAGTAGCTCATACTCATTTTTAGACACCTCCATTTCACTTTCTTCTGTGTTGCAAGTTAGTACCAAAGATGGAAGCACCACTTGGAAAACAGGCGCAGCGCCTCGGTTCGGCACCGCTCCAACTCTACACGAACCGACTCCCATTTTTCCGGGTCGTACTCGCCATCTTCATAGTAGCGTTTCTGGTGCAGCCGTTGATACACATGGTCTTCATCACAGTTCTCAAAGTAGAAAATCATTTCCTTGATGACTGCATTTGTTTCTTCCTCGTCGAGCTGCTTATCTGCTTCGGCATCATAGAACAGACCAACATTGTTCTTCAGAAACTCTGCAAGAAGAACAGGCATCTTAGCGGTGAAGTTGTACCCAAGCTCAAAGACATCGGTGAAATCATAGCCACGCCATGCACGCTGCCATGCATACCGCAGCTGCCACCAAAGCTCTCTCAGCTTGTAGCGCAGAGAAGCGCCCTTTGTCCGCTCAAGAAAACCGTTCAAACCGAATTTTGTCACGACCGCACCTCCTCCATGATTTGCTGGACTACTTCTGCCCACTCGGGGTTTCCGTTATACCGAACGCAGACCCCTTCAACAGTTTCGCCATTATAATATTTGCCATCGGGACTGAGATAATGTTTGGCGAGATATGCAGCGACTGTGTCAATGCACTCTTCCATACTTGAGAATTCCATCTGACCGAAACCCATGATGTTATTGGGTCGGAACTGATAGCGCCCCCATCCACTTTCCAGTGCCGCAACAGCAGCAAGGAAATCTGCACGAACCCCATGCTTAACCTCAGCATCAATGAATACTTGCTCCAATCCAATCAGGTTATGGCGAAGGTGTAAGTCTTCTGCCGCTAATCCTGACGGAGAGGTCAGCAAACCGTCATCAACCTCGACGGTCTCCGGCTCGGCCTCAAGGCTCATTTCTGGAAGACTCTCCGTGGACAGCACGGTTGTTGTAGTCATCGGTTCAACCGGCTGCCGTTCATCTACTTTTACTTGTGCATCAATCGGTGTAGCAAGTGTAATTACTACAACCAAGAGCAACATAAAAATCGGCGGAATTATCCGCTTCATTCAATCCCTCCTGTCAGTGCTCGTTAAATACCACCTGTTCTCCTGTGTGCAAAGACCAGCAGCCACCAGATGTGCAGGCACATTCCGTGCAGTTGCCGCCACATTCTTTTGCGTCTGGCCTTGCCGTGGTCGTTCCGTCCTTATATCGAACATGAGCCTCCGGCAGTTGGAAGGGGTTGTCCATTCGGAGTCCTCTCCATGCGCTGAAAATCATATGTAGATTTGCCGGTAACGGGATACCGGAAGCCAGAACTCCGTTGACGATTTCATACTTCTTTGTGAAGCATAGAATCTCACAATGAGAATTGCGCTTAGCAATCTCCATCATGATGTGGAAGTAGGTGGTATTTGGAATATCGCCAGAAACATGAAAGCGGAAGAATCGAGACAACATGATTGTCGCCTCGACCTCCCGCCAATACACTTCTGGTTCTGTTTCTAAGATTTGCAGATTGTTCCGATAAGCTGCCGCCACACTGGGGCGACGGCGCTCTATGCGTCTTGCGTAACACTTCCTGCTGCAATCACACTCCCGGCAAGTCAGACCGGATGGAAGCGATACGCTCTGGATGCTGCCGAGCTTTTCATTCCCTCGACTAATACTAACTTTCAATAGTGAACCGCCTCCTATGTCATTGAATTTTTCTTCTGGCAAAATCATTGAATTATGCCAAAGAAAAAGAGCCGAATAAATCGGCTCTTGGAAATTAGATATAAGCTACGCTCAAAGTTCCACGATGCTCACGACGCAAAAGTGTCAGCAGTCTATCTGGGTCTGTATTCGTCAAGAGTTTATACCACGCTGAATGAAAAAACTTTTCCAACTCTTTCTGCAGCGATTCGTTATCATCCTTTAGCGCGGTACGATAATCATCCGCAGCAACACAAACAATGGCGTTTGCCAAGCTCTGATATGGGTCTGCTCCATCGTACTGCAAGCGCATTCTGCTTTCGGAAGAGTCCCATTCCTCACGGCTTGTCATGGCTGTTGCGCTCTTTGCGCCACGAGGGATACAACCACAGGATTTTGTCTTACCAGACTTGAGGTAGCGCCCCTCGGCGATATATGTATTGCCGCACTTACATTCACAAAGCCACCGTGGCTGACGATTGTGATTGTTTTTAACACGGCGAATGACCTTCAGATTTCCAAAAGTCTCGCCTGTCAAGTCGATAGATACTCCGCTCATGGTTCACATCTCCTTTCGCAGATGTACGGGTCAATCCTTTTCTGCCAACAGGAAATCAGGATTGATGACCTTGAAACTGATGTTGTTTTTGACATTCCTCATGACAACACCCTCGCGCTTCTGCCCATTGCGAACCACAGAACACCCCTTAGAATACTCCACCAATTCCGCAATGGTATCAGGCAGCGTTTTACCCTCTTCAACAATGGGAACAGAGCGAATACCATAAGGCGCCAACAGCTCCTTGATTTCCGCAGTCGTGCATTTGTGGTCAGGGAAAATCAGATTGAACGCAAACAGTTCGTAGTTGCTGATGTGATACTTGTTGCCCTGAATCTGGTTGCCGCAAATCTCACCCTGTAAAACGATGGTTTCATAATCACCGATGAGCTGCCGCAGCACATTCTCAATATTGTACTTCTTGGCAACTGTCCAGTAGGAACTGTTGTCCGGTGTACCGAGATAGATATTGCGGCTGCACACGCCGAACTCATACTTGCGTCTGGAAACCTTACGCAGATAGTAAGTCGCTGACTGACCGTCCATCTTCTCCGTAACAGAAAACTCTGTTCCCTTGTTACGCTCTGCCTCAAAGAGCGCAGTAAGATTCTGGATGCGAGTCTCATCGGTCTTAACAATCCAATCAGGGAAACCACCCTTGCGCTTGGACTTCATGAACAGCTTACGATACCACTTGAAGCGCATAAGGAATCGAACCAGTGCGCTTTTAGGTTTGGCGGGTTGCTTGGTCAGCAGCTGCGCCTCCTGCTGTGCTTCAGGGTCATATTTCTTGATACCCAAAACATCGGTCACATCGGCACCCAAATCGGCGGGAGCGCCATTCGGCAGAATGGACAGCGGGAGAACCAAGCCCTGACTGACCTGACCACGAAGCTTAATGGTGCGAACACGGAACTTACGGTCACGCAAAAACTCAAACTCCGGTCTCTCTGGAACAATGGAATCAACTTCGATATAGACGATGTGTTCCCCAGTGTGGAACTCGCCCTTCTGGACAACGCACTCCCATCCGTCAACCTGAGCAACCTCGATGCGGTCTGCTCCTGCAATCGGACGGAGGGTTGTAATCTCACGAATAGTAGCTAAGTGTCGCATGAAACTTTCCTCCTAATTAAAACAGGATGCAGTCTCGGACAATTCTCTTTTTTAAGAGTTCATCATCCAACGCATCCCAGTGTTCTACTTGATACTTTTCAGTTACATCACCAGTGATGTCATAAAGCCGACCTTGTATCTGGGTAACAAAATGATTTTCCACCTGGTCATACATCAGTGTGCTGTCAGGGAAGCGGCAGTGCAGAATAACTGCAAACCAGTAGCAACAACCGTTGGTAAATACCGTATCGACATCATCGGCCAGATGAAAACGGGCAAGGAAATGCTCAATGGTTGAAACCATCGTTCTCAATTCTTTCGGATGACTCTCTTGCATTTCAATAAACTCCGTTCGATGTACTCGTCTATCAGACGGCTCTGTGCTTTTGTTTGAGCATAAGCGGTGATGGAAATGGATTTCCGGCTCCAGTCCAATGTGTAGCTATCGGTGGCGACATTGGTAATATGATTTTCAGCCAGAAAATCACGGAACTCTTTCATCGCTTCCTTGTCATCCGACAAGATGACATTCACATAGGTTCTGTCTTTTGAGAATCGATTACTGAGGGCAACGGCAAGACAGCACCCAACGCCGCTTGCTATGGAAACTATCACAAGGGCGAGTGTGCTGTCGCTGGTAACGATGTCTTTTGTGATACTCAGGTAAATGAAGTTTGACAGGCCGAGAGCGACACCGGCAAGCAGGCAACGGTTGCGCTGAACAAGAATTGTCTTTGCTGTATTGAGCGTATTGTCCAGAACCTTTGCCAGAAACAAAATGAACATATAAAAAGCGGTCGTCAAACTCATTCCTCCTTAGTGTTTATTAGGGTTCGATGCTGATAATGGAACTGGAACCGGTCACAGTAGGCAGTTCGCCGTTCCACTGCTCATACTTGATTTTTTCAATCAACTCACCGGTCAAAGAACCGGCAATCATACGGTTTGCCTCAGCCTCGGCCTCGGCTGCAATACGCAGAGCTTCTGCCTTTGCCTCCGCTTCGATAACCGCTTTTTCTGCGTTAATCTGGGCAACCTCTCTGTCCTTTTCTGCCTGAATCTTTGCGGTCTGCTTCTCAATATTCGCCAGCTCCAGCTCCTGCTGGGCGGTAACCTTTTTCTGGATAGCGGCAGCAGTCTCCTCATCGACGGAAATATCGGTGAAGTTCACCGTGTCGATGATAATGCCATACTGGTCGAACTTCTCACGCAGATAGGTGTCCAACTCGGCATTGATTTCGGTACGCTTGTCGCCGAAGATGTCAGTGACGGGATAGTTGGCAGACACCTCCTGTGTCCACGCAATGACCTTGGGTTTGATGAACGAATCCTTGATTGCCTCGCCTGACTTTCCTTTGAACATAGCAAAGGTTTCGGAGACACGCGCCTCATCAAAACGATATGAGAACTCGATATTCACACGGACTGTCTTGCCATCTGAGGTGGGAATGTTAAAACTCTCATCCTTGAGCGAATCGCCCTTATCCTCAGCGGTCAAATAAGATTGCTCAATACCGATAGAATACTGGGTCACCTTCTTGGTCGGGGCAACCAGATGCCAGCCCTGTGTCAGAACCTCGCCATCAACGCCGCCGTTCATGTTGTACACGACGCCAACATAACCGGCGGGGATTTTCTCAAGACACACAATGCAGGCAATCAGGCAGAAGACCATCACGATACCCAAAATAATTGCGCCGATTTTACCCTTCATCCTTTAACTCCTCTGTTGTTTTTTCAGATTTCTCTTCCGATTCCTCGGAGATTTCCTTTTTCGCATCGTTGTAAATTCGCAGGCTGAATGCACCAATGCCCTTAAAAGCAAAGCTCAGACAGAACCATAACAGCACAAGCGCAACGATGACGATGAGCCAGAACACGATGTTCACTTGCTTACCTCCTGTTCTAAAACTCGTGGTATGTATGTGCGGGTTTCCATGCACTTCTCGACCTTTCTGGTCTTTCCCAGTGCCTCGCGCATCAAGTTCAAAAGGTTTTTGCCTTTGTCGCTTTCCAAAAACTGAACGAGCGGTTCGAGGATTTCTACCGTGTCTTTGTATTCACGGCGTGCCTGTCTGCATTTGGCAAGACCTGTGGCAACCTTTGCCCGTTCCTTATAGTCGAGGCCATCAAGCTCCAGTTTGTGGAGGTAGTCCTGCGTAAGCCTGTCCATGCGGTTGACCTCGCTATAATTCCACGCATAATCTTTCTGCGCATCCTCCATCATTCGGCAGAACGCCCCGATGGATTCGGAGAACTGCGGTGGCTTTGATTGTTTTTTCATGCAAGACCTCCTCTCTGATTTATCCGAAGCTGACTTCGGTTTTATCGGTTCGGATAGAAATAAACACCGGGAACTGAAGACTCTCAGCACCTGTGTTTTTATCACTGGATATTTCCTTGTACTTTACTTCGCAGAGCAAACCCGGCAGGCCATCTTTTCCTTGCCAGAATGTTGCTCGCTGCTCGTCGGTGAACCCGGAGCCGACCTTGACTTCATTCCCCTTATAGTCGAGTACAAGCGCACCTAAAGTCCCTGCCAATCTTCCGCTGCCTTCTTCGCAGCGGAGGATACGCAAGTCCATCGTGTAAAAGCGTTTGACCTTCAGGATTCCATTGTGTCGTCTGCACTGGTAGGGAACATTGAGGTTTACCATCAGTCCCTCTTTATCCTCACGAACCATCTGCTCCAGCAGTTCACTGATTTTGTTCTGGTCTTTTCCATGATACAGAACCGGCAGAATACTGACCCGGCCATCCTGCGGAATGAAGCGGTGAAGTTGGTCTAAGAAAGCACGGCGGTAGCCGTAACTGCCATCGCTCTGCCCACGGTGGAACTCTTCGACCGTCAGAACATCAAAAATCGTGTAGCAAATCACCGTTTTATCACCATCGTCCGAGTTGATAATACCGGTGGCTTTGCGGAACGCCTCATTGTCTGAGAGGTTGCCCTTCTCACGAAGTGTCAGCTCACCATCGAATACATAGCTATCCTCTTCATCAAAACAGAGAGCATCCAGAATATGGTCAAGTCCTTCATAGGGAACTCCGCTTCTTGCGTACAGCCTGCCTTTGTAATAGGTCGCCCGGACACCGTTCAGCTTTTGTGTCAGCCAGAACTCCGTGCCCTCTTTCAAAGGATACTTGTCAATGGGGTATGCCTGCTGAACTTCCCATTCTGGAATCAGATTGGGGATAACCTTGTTCACGGTCTTTGCCGTGACGCCCAGCCGGAGTGTCTTGGAAAGAAGCTTGATATAAACATCAGCTTCATCCGGCGGGCTGCTCTGAACGAACGCACAAACCTGATACACCGTACCGGCGTCCAATGCTTTTCTTTTAGACAACAGTTCGCAGACAGAAAAGATGTCTGTCATTGTCAGTGTGATGGCTGAGTCATACCGGATAGGGGAGCGAAGCGTTTGCTCCGAAATCTTATAGGTGAGCATCGGGTTGAGCGCGTAATATAAAAAATTACGGAAGTTCGCATCGTCTTGGAACTCCCGTAATAGCTGTGTCTTTCTTATTGAGCCGTTCGCTTCCTGCAAACGGCGTAGTCTTACGATAGAATCTGACAGCGGCGTTGCAGTAATCAATCTTCATCACCCGCCTTGAAATTATAAATGGGCTTGATAACGGCATCGATGGTTACGGTCGGCTCAATATTACCGACGATATCGTCCATGCCTTTATAGGCCATCGGGCATTCATCCAGCGTGCTGCGTCCGACGGAAGTCGTGTAGATGCCTGCCATCTGCTTTTTGAACTCAGACACGGTAAACGCCTCTTTTGCTGCGCTGCGGCTCATCAGCCGACCGGCACCATGAGGGGCGGAAAAGTTCCAATCCGGATTGCCCTTGCCGGTGCAAAGCAGGCTGCCGTCACGCATATTGATGGGGATCAACAGACGCTCACCGGCCTGTGCAGACACAGAACCCTTACGCAAAATCATGTTCTCCACATCAATATAGTTGTGAATCGTTGTAAACTGTTCAGTCACATGGAATCCCATCCCTTTGACAATGGTATCCATTATCGCCTGCCGGTTCAGCTCGGCAAAACGCTGTGCAATTTTCATGTCATGAAGATACTGCTCAAAGAGCTCGCCCTCCACATAAGCAAGCGGTTTGGGAACGGGGGAATGCTTTGACTTCATGGACTTCAACACTGCCTGAATCTCTTTCTGGCGGCCATCCGCTTTCAGCTGTTCAATAGCCGCCTCAACCTCTTCATGGCTATAAGAGGTCAGTGCCTTGAAAGCAGCCTCCTGATAGAAGTTGGCGATTTCTAAACCCAGATGACGGCTGCCGGAGTGGACAACGATATAGATATTCCCATCATCGTCCTTGTTCGCCTCAATAAAATGATTGCCGCCACCCAATGTACCGATACTGTGATAGGCACGGTCAGTGTTGACCTTTTTTGTGCAGAACAACTGTGACAAATCGATTTCTTTTGCGTAACGATGCGGTGCTGAACGGATTGCAAAGCCAGACGGAATGCCTTCACGGATAACCTTGTCCAACTTCTGCGGTTCGATGTGGGTCTCTTTCAGGCGGATGGTTTCCATACCGCATCCAATATCAACGCCAACAAGGTTTGGGCAAATCTTATCCTTGATAGTCATGGTGGTTCCGATGGTGCATCCAGCGCCGGCATGAATATCCGGCATCATACGAACCTTGCTTCCCTCGACATAGGGTTGGCTCAAGAGATTGATTACCTGAGAAATGGATTCGCTATCGACCACATCGGTAAACACTTTTGCCGAAGCGTATTTTCCCTGAAGCTCAAGCATTTTATCGCCCTCCTTTGGCTTGGTATATAGTCCTGTTATGGCACAGGTAAAAGGGGCTTGCGCCCCTTTACCTGTATCCGACCGCTTTCCGCAGGGGAGCGCGTTTGTCCTGTGGCGCGACCCTGTGCATCAAGTGACATTTTTAACGAGAGATTTTGGCTGTATTAAAATGATTATCCGCTGGATAATCTTTTTAATACTGGCTAAATCCGAAGTTAAAAATGAAGAGCGCAAAGTATTTCTTCTGCTTTGAGCGAGAAGATACCGCACAGAGAAGGGGTATGTATGTGCGGAAAATCTACAAAGCGGTCATATCAAAAGCGAAAGATTTTTTCGCTTAAGAACAAAGTTAGTGAAGAATCATCGGTCGATTGGTGTTAATGAGTTGATTCAATGCCTCATCTTCTCTTGCTCGTTCAGCGGCTTCCTCTCGGCGGATATCCAGAAGAACAACGCCGCAGAAACCCATCAGTTCACCGATGGAAAAATCTTCTTCCTCCACAGGAGTCTCATCCGGTTCAGAATCTTCTTCATTAAACATGGTGTCGGTATCGAAATCGTCCTCGTCATCAGGCTCATCTTCCCAAACGCCGTTGTTGTCGCCCCACTCCAGGACATCCTCCTTATAACTGTCAAAGTCATTTTCGTCCATACCGTCATAGTCGAAGCTGCCGTTCATACGGTAGTAACCATATCCGGTTGGGATTTCGGAAAGCGAGTCTCGAATGTCTCTCCATGAGTAATTGGTGTCGCGGATATCTTCCTCGACATACTCGTCAAGCTGGTCAGAGTCGATAATGTCTTCGCAGATATTGCAGCCCTCGTCGGAGCAGAAATCAAGCAACTCCCACCATTCAGTTACATCGTTAAGGAAATCATTTCTTGTCATACTGCATCCTCTCTTTCTACCATTTCGGTATCAATCAATGTTAATTTGGATAGCGCTTTTCTGTCAAAAACGCATACTGCAATCCAAGATTAGTGCTGGTGAGGTCGTGCTTCATTATTGACATGACCTCTGCTATGGACATACTTGCCCGTCTAAATTTAGAGAACTTACTTTTGAGGTTTGCTCCGCCGCCAGCCATATTACCAATAACCAAATCATACTCAGTGGAAGTATAGCCCAGCCGAGATGCTACAGCAAACCGCAGCCATGCTTCGGAGTAGCCCGCAAACTCTAACACCGATAGACCACCCAAATCCTTTACGGTATATGTCTGGATGAAACCTGCGGTTGAGTGCTTGATTGCCATCGGTAATGCGTCAAAATAGTTTGGGGTAAGATAAAAGCCGCACCCGAAATCACGGTACGGCTTGCAAAAAGATAAGGACGGTGCAGTAAATGAAACTGGGGTGCCATGATACAGATACATTACCAATCCTCCCATATGTTTTATGGAGCTGGTGACAGGGCTCGAACCCGCGACCCTCGGAGTACAAAACCGATGCTCTACCAACTGAGCTACACCAGCAAATGGAGCTGGAACTCGGAGTCGAACCGAGAACCTACGCTGTACGAGAGCGTTGCTCTACCAGTTGAGCTATTCCAGCATTGGTCGGCTTCCCGCTTAGATTGTCACACGCTCATGTGCGGCTGGCGCCCCGCAAGCATACCAACCGGCCACTCTTGGGCTAAATCACAAGGGAGACGCATCTCCTCACGCAGTTTTCAGCGGGCATTGTCATTCTCTGTGAGGTAAGCCGATAATCTCTCACATCATCTGGGCGCTACCCAGCCTCTGGCACGGACGGTTGGGAATCGAACCCACCACAAGCGGTTTTGGAGACCGCCTCGCCAGCCTTGGAACATTCGCCCGTATAAGTGGCAGACTATTGCGAACTTGCGGTCTGCCAGCGCGACACCTTTGGTAACGCAGGTCTGTATCTGCAGTGCGTTTTCTTTTGGCTCTCGCCTATCCGCCTTGAGGAATACGCACAACCCTTTGGAACTCCACGGTAAACGCATGACGGAACGCCTGCCGCTTCAATATTCTACGGATTTTGTCTCTACAGGCTCCGCATTGCCCAGCCGTTTTCTATGTGTCGGCACACCGGCATAATTCTGGAGAAACATTAGTCCTTTCCACGGCAATGCCATGCCGATGGCGCAGATGGCGGGGATTTGCACCCCGCATGACCTTACAGCGCATCGGTCTCCGCCATTTGAGAGGTCGGCATCCTGTCTGTAATTTGTAGCGTCTACCTATTCCGCCACATCTGCATATCTGAAATCGGAATTACCCGATTGTACAGGGCGACAAACTGGTCGTTGAGCTGTTTGTCCACATGGTAGTGACCGAAGTACCACCGCTTAAAATGAAGGTCTTGACGAATGCGTTCCAAAAAACTGACCATCGGGTCGTTTTCATACCAACTTGCCAGCAGTGTCTGGATGCTGCGAGGAGCACAGTGCGTCACAACAAAATCAACTGTCCAGTTGTGCTGCTCCAACGCACAAACTGCACGCTCCATCTCCTCATTTGACGGCATCTCCTGCTGCCACCATGAAATATGCTCCGTGCGATACGCCTTGTCCACTGAGCGAGCACCGCCCATACAGAAGATTTTTCTACCGTCAATGGTAAGAACCTGACCTCTGTCCAAATGATAAATGTCCGGTGCAATTTGCCTGACTTTACCGCCGAACCTATCCTCTAACGGGAACTGGTATAGCATATCAAAGTTTTCGTGGTTTCCGTCAATCCAGAGAGTGGTGAAATTTTTGGCTGTGAGCCAGTCTTGCCACCACATCTCCCTGCGTGAGCCATCCCAGCATAATCCAAAGTCGCCACATATTATCAGGTAGTCATCCTTTGTCAGGGTTTTCTGCTGCGGGAACTTTGTTGTATTGAGCTTTTCAATGTCGATATTGGCGTGAGTATCGCCTGTTACATATATCATGGAATCTGATTCCTTTCTTCATTTGCAATCTACATGAAGTGTGGGGCTGTATGCGAGGTGCCCTCTTCGGGCCCGGATGTACAGGCGAACCTTGGGTTGTGGTTTGCTGTTTCGAGGAAGCGGCTGTGTTACAGGCTTTTTGCCTATGGTTGGGGATTTGGTTGCTTACTTACGAGATGCGATGAGTCTTAGACCGGTGACCTGAGCATCTCTGCCTTCGCTGGCGGGCTGCCTTCGCTTCCCAGCAAATTGTTACTTTGACCTTTGGCGCAAAGCACATTCCTTTCGGGATGTTATTCATTGCAAATGATTTTTGTATTCCTGTAATCTACATAGGATAAGCGTGCCGGATACGAGGCGCCTGGAGTTCTCGGCAGGTGCGGTTTGTTCCTATTTTAATTTCCTGCTGGTGTGGAGCCCGTTGTGCCGCAATGGCGGTTGACTCTATTTTCATGCCTGATGACGAGTCCGACTGGGTCAGCACCGCGTCGTCAGCCGGTCTTCAGGAAGGGGCGTGGGTGTTCTTCCCCAGCAAGTTGTTACTTATGCCTTTGGCGATAAGCATTGCTTTCGCAATTATCCATTACAGGAAAGGGCGGTTTAACCTCAAACCGCCAAAGGGATTATCTTAAATCGTCTTTGATAAGCCGCAGGACATCTGTCTCCATCTTTTCGTTGGTGTGCTTCACGATGGCATCGATAGTCTCTGGCTCTACCATGCGATAGTAGCTATGTAAGCCCTGCATAGTTTGAATATCTTCTCTCGGCCACGAGATGCCCTTGCGTTTATCGGTAATGTAGTTGTAAAGCATGGACTGGAACTGGCGCTTCTTCTTATGGCCGACAGTAATTTCATTGTCCTTGTTGAGCATAACACCAAGATTCCAGTTACGACCTGCGGAAGAGCCGTATCTCGTTTTGCTTTCGTTGATGGTGAACGGCGCTCCAAATTCATGCAGCGTATCCACCACGAGTTTTTCTACACGATGCACATCGAAATCAACCTTAGACGAAATGATGAAGTCATCGGCATATCTGGTGTAAATGAACCGCTGCTTGTCAAAATCACGGAATGCATTGGCAAGCTTATAGTCAACAGGAATCATCATCACATTGGTAATCAGAGGAGAAAGCGGAGTTCCCTGCGGCAGACCTCCATTGAGAAAAGCCAAATCCAAGGCCTTCCGCAACTCTGCCTCGCCGTTGGGAAACTTTACGATTTCGCTGAATGGGAACACCATAGAAAACATTTTGATAACATAATCCAGTGTAGTGCTACCAAAGAAATCGTGCAAATCCAGCTTGCCGAACCACTTGCTGTTGTTTTTCTGATGACGCTTGACCGCATCAACCGTACATCTGTTTTTTACATAGGCGAATGCAGAAGTGTGATACAACGCATGGAAATCTTCCTCAAAAATAGTCTTGAGATTCCGCAATGCGTTCATCAGCTCCGGTTTAGGGGCATCAATACGACGCAAACCACCAGACTTTTTGGGGATGTGGAATGTTTCATACAAAGTACTGCGTTCTTGTGCGCGAAGCGCCTCCGTTTGGTCATTAAAGCGCACCAGTTTGCGGATAAGAGCATCCGTATCAATGCGGCTTGTAAAATGCTCACTTACCGTTTCATATGCATAGGTTCGTGTGTTGGAAACATTTGTGTTTAATATGGTTTGCGCTTGGAAGTTTTGAAAGAGGAACTCTTCCAGTGTCATTTGGTGATAAATCGGGGATTGCATGACCGTGATATATACCATCGCCCTATGCCTCCTTTTCATAGTCGTAACTGTAACCTACATGAGTGTTGCTGCGTTTGAATCAAAAGAGGCTCATCTGCAGCGAGCTGAGTGAGCTGCATTTGCCAGTATCATTTTTAGATAAGTTGAGGATAATTGTCGTGATTTGGGTGAGTTTTGTGAAGGATAATACTTGACAAGCCGGGTTTGCTGTGTTATTCCGGCTGTTGGTTCCCTGGTGGATGTCCAAGGCCTTCGGTGGCTCCGGAGGAGTCACTGGTTCGACCTCTGGGCAGGCGGTGTTTTCCTCCCCGACAATTTGTTACTTCAGCCTTTGGCGTGAAGCCCCCGAAAAGGGTAATTCGTTACAGTTCAATGGCGCATTTTAAGGCTGCGCCACACCTAATAGCTCGAACAGTTCTGCATCTGTGCAGGTTTCGTTTTTCAATGCGTATGGTTTGATGTGGGCTACGCCGTTTTCATCAACCTCTACCACTGTTTCCGGTTTCAGCCGGCACATCGGCCTAAGCCCCGCGCAGTCACGGGGATATTTCCTCTCACAATACCCAGACCTACTAAGAGCCAAAGCATAGTCTCTAAATCCATCCTGCTTGCCTGCCAACCAGAAGTTCATGTAAGACTCCCAACTGAAATTACCAAACCGGCCTTTTTTATCAGCACAGTCTTCTGTTGCTTTGGGACGAATACCTTTCTTGGAAAACAGCTTCAGCTTCAACTGGTCATCAAGGATATCGGTGATAGTAGGAAGTCGAATGAGGGAACTGAGCGTCTCACCGTCAACCACATACTGCTGCATCTGCAAGCTATCGAGTTCATAATCTTCAAAGAAGTATAGAAACCCATAATGGTTGCGATAGCTTTGTGCTCGGCTGCTGAAAACATTATTCGGAGGGACATCTGCTTCATGAGTTTTGCGAAACCAATCGTCTCTGTCGCTGTTTAGGTATGTATAAATATTGGACAGACGATAGTCGGGATTACCAAGATTGCGCCTGCCGTCTCCAGTTCTTTCCGGTGCATCAAAGCAAAGATAATCCACGGCGCACTCGGTGATAAAATCGCAGTTTGGACTACCTTTCAGCCAAACAACGGGGTGCGGTTCATCATTGTTGACTCCGTAAGAACCAATGATGACCTGTGTGCCGACCTTAAGGCGTTCGACGGTAGTATCCATAATGCACCGCCCTCCTTTCGTTTCTCATTGCTGATTAAAAAGCGTCCAACATAAAGTTGAACGCATCCAAGATAATCAGTTTTTTCAGTCCCTTGCCCCGAATGAAGTTGACAAAGTTGGCGACGCCGAGTGCGCAGATAGCCCTGACGGTTGGCGCAACGCCCAGTGTAACGCCGCAAGCGGAGACGGGTGTTTCCTCAGATGCCTCTTCATGACTGAAGTTCATGGAGTTCAGCAAGTCTTTCTTCATCTTGTAGTCAGACCAGTCGGCAGCATAATGCTGTGCAGATTCCAATAGAGTGCGGAAGTCCAGCATCGCTTTGACATAGGGATTGTCGAAGTGCTTTTCAACAATCTGGCGGCGCAGTTCGATGTTGTCTACACAAAGGAATACATACCCGGAAAGCTGCTGCCCACCCCACCCCTTGCCATAAAGCTTGAGGTCGTCCTTGATTTCGGGATTGATTTCAAACAGGATATCTGCCAGAGCCTCCACTTTGGGGCGGCCAATATCCTGCTGGCGGAAAATCTGGTTTGCCAGATTGTGCGGATTCACAACATCCATATCCCACAGAGCGAGATTGGTGATGCCAAGACGGACGAGGTTCTCTGCCAGCGTTGCACCAACAGAACCACATCCGACAATGTTAATGCGAGCCTCAACCTTTTCAGGCTGGAAATACTCGTAGCTTTTGGACAAATCCATTGCCATTGTTACTCACCTCCAAGATACTGGTCGCTGTAGCCGCCATAGGTATATACGGAATCATCATCGTCTTCATCCCACATGGACTGCTGACAGCCATTCTTCCCCTGCCAACCTGCACCGATTCTTGTGCGCGGCTTCTCAGCCTTTTCGGCTTTTTTGTCTGATTTCTTATCGTCAGACTTCTTATCGGACTTCTTGCCACCCTTGTCCTCTTTCTCGTCCTTTTTGCTACCCGGAAGAGGATTATAAGGGGTGCCGGAATAAGGTGGGCGATTGCCGCTGTATCCGCTGTATCCGCCATAGTTCCCATAGGTATAGCTTTTCTGCTTGACCATATCCTTGGCGGTCTTGAGAAACTCGGCCAACCCCTCATGTTCGCCCTCAAGTTTGACGGTAATGTCCTTATCTTCAAACAGGACATTCTTCTTGAGGTCATAGATTTTATTTGTACTGACAAACGACTTGTTCCAAATCATGAAGATGTAGAAATCGTCGTCCCCCAGCATATTGAGGATTTCTTCCTGATGATTGAGGTCTACAGAGGAAGGACTGGTCGGCATATTGACATGGGAATGTCCCTGCATATGGATGTTGTTGAAGCGCTCATCGTCTGCGTTCTGCATCAGCCACTCAGCGTACTTCTCGGTATCCATCTCAACCGTGGTTCCGGAGACCTCCTGCGGATAAACCACGATGTCTTCGATGATGTACTCATCTACGGCTTCGTCGGTTGCACGATGTGCAACACCATGCCAAGCGACCTCCTTATCAAACTCTTTGACGAGGAGCGCCATCTTCGCCCATGCTCCGGCGGTAAAGACGACAGTTGCTTTTCTGTCGCCACAGGTGAACACCTTTGTGAAAGACAGTTTCCCATCTGCAAGCTTTGTAAGTTGCAAAGCCTTTTCAAAATCTGCACGGCACTCAGCCATGTACTGTTCGGTCATCTTAATGGGTTTACTCATTTTGCGCCTCCTCCGCTTACTCATTTGCCTGCGTTTCCTGCTGCTCCAACCAGCTGATGGCTTCGTTGGGTTTTACGATACGGCCATCGGGCAGTTCAATGCAGCGATTGTTGTTACCGTTGCCCCACATAGACCGCATAAACGAAGTCATGACAGCAGAGTCTCCCCAGTTAAGGCTCTTGCAGGAAGCAACGCACTGCTCCAAAGCGCCGATATAGTCGTGGTTCCTAAGCAGCCGATTGATAGTGGTGGTATAATTACCCATGCAGTTGTAATCGTTGATATGGGGATTGGGGAGATAGTCACCATACTCCGCGCCAAAATCCCGATGCCCATTGGGAGCAACACTACCATTAAGGTCAAAACGGTAGGAAGCACAGACACGAATTCTCAGGCGCGGCTCTTCACTGACAAAGATTTCAGTCATCAGCTTCTTCATTTTCTCAGCAGCTGCGCCTGTATGACCGGAGCCTCCATCGGGGCGGTACACGAAACTCGTAGCGCGGTTGATGATTTGTTCTGCCATATCCCGGTCAAAATATTCCAGACAATCCTTGACCGTGAAGTACATATCGGTATTGGTCACACGCTCCAGAACCAGCTTGGTATTACACAGGAAGTACTCCATGATTTCAGAGTCCTCACCGCCATCGGCAACTTTCTGCTCAAGTCCCAGCAAGCGAATACACTGTTCATTACGCTTTGTGAACTGCTCACCGATATTGTCATTTAGACGGGTGATTTCTCTATCGATATTTTGAATTACCTGCCTGACACGGTCACACTCAACTTGCTCATAGCGAGTTTCAAACCCCTTCAGCAGCTGACGGATTCTTGCTGTGCGGAAATCGTACCGTTCTGCAAGCTTGGCAAGACAGCGTTCATAGTCTTCTGAGTTCTTCTCGCGGAGAGATTTGACCAATGCAAGCTCATCTTCGGTGATACCCTCCTGCTGATTCAGATACCACGGCAGGAATGCGAGGATAGATACCTGCAAGTAGTGCATTTTGCGAATGTCAAGATTGTCCGCAAAGATGATAACACTCTTAAGCTCAGGATTGATGTAGCAATCCACGGCAAAGGATTTGCGGTAAAACTCGGCGAACTTTTCAAGCCGGTGATACCCCTCAAACACGGAAACGAACTTGTCAACAATAATTTTCATGTTGGTGAGGTTGCTATCCGAATCTGCACGCAGACTGTGAATGATGACCTGACCGGTCGTGTTTATATCATAGTTGTTGCAAATAGCCATGACGGCTCTATCTGCTGGGACACTCCGAATGGTATCTGCCGTATAATCGGAAGAACCGAACACCAAATTGACGGACTCTCCCTCTTTGATTCGAGGTGCAACTAAGGCACGAAGCGTCGCAAGGAAAGAGCAGTCGTTTCCGAAAGCACCGCCGGTGATGTTGGTGAAGTAGCTATTGGCAGCTTCCGTAGTAAACGGCGTTGACGAAATGCTTGTTTTGAACATAGGAACACCTCTATTCATTTTGTTATATGGTGGGGAATATCGGAGTCGAACCGATATGGTATGCACCAGCGGATTTTAAGTCCGCAGCGTCTGCCTGTTCCGCCAATTCCCCATAGAAAGAGCCGCCCGAATGGGCGGCTCAATTGGTCTATTGCTTGTGAATCAGGCGTTATCGGCCTTGACCACATTCAGCAGGAAGCACTTCTCGGTGATACCGAACTGAGCGAAGGTCTTGTCGAGGTCGCCGGGGTTCAGGGAAGACCCGTCGAGGTGCATGACGCCACGGGTATAGTCAACACCGTTCGCCTCCAGACAGGCACGCAGGGTGGTGGACTCGTCGATGATAACGGACTCGCGCTTGACATTGTTGCCAACAGTAACCTTAATCATAATGTTTCTCCTTTAATTCAAAATTTGTTTTGTTGTGAACGGAAGGGGGGGCGGCATGAGCCGCCCCTTTGCGACCAGTGATTACTGAGCGACCGTGATGTTGCTCAGCACATTTGCCTTCTCAGCCGCAATCTCATCGAGGACGGCAGGCAGCTTCTCCTCAAGCTTGTTGAGGCTGATGATGGCGGCGCCCAGACGGTCAGCGACCCAGTCCTTAACATCGCCGGTCACGCCGTCGAGGAACAGGGTGATGCACGCCAGCTTCTCATCGTCGCGGGTCTCAGCGCCGAAAGAAGCACCGAAAGCGTTGATGTTACCGGCACCATTGGTGGTACCCACAGCGAAGATAGGCTCCTTGCCGTCCTCGCCACCCTTGAGAACCAGCTCCTTGGGACGATACTTCTCAATGGTCTTGATGTCCTCCAGCTTCATTGCGGAAGTTACGACAGCTGCGTCGCCTGCGATAGTGATTTTTGCCATGATGTATGTACTCCTTCAATACTGATGTACTCCTATTTGTTCGCCTTTCGGTTATCCGCCCACACCACGAGGAGGTTGGAGCCGTTGTGGGTATGAAACGCGCCCGGTCTCCTTTACGGAGCGCCGGGCGCTTGTAAAAAGCCATTTGATTTTGCTGGTTCGGGCAAAAGCTGATGGCTACGCCATGCAGCTTTAAGTGCAGAAGCCGAAAGCGACGCCATAACTGGTGTTGGCGTTGCTATAGTAGGCGTCGCCGTAGCTGTTGACATAACAGAAACGACTGCTGGAGCCAGAATAAGGAGAACGCAACATGGTGTACTCAGGATTGCCGTTGCGGAGCTTAAACCATGCGACATCTTCCTGACGATACCACTCGTACCAATGCCCCTCACCGGGAGCGGAGTAAATATTGCGTCCATACAATTCCTTCTCAGACTTTATCCAGAAAGAGTCCAGCGTCTCGATAATACGATTCTCGCCAGTGTACACATCAGCTGTCTGCTTAATGACTGGTGTGACAACATCCAAAATCTCGTCGGGAATCAGACGATGAATGTCGCCATCCGCATCGTTGAGCCGATGGCGAATCTGCGTTGCTTCCCACGACCCTTCATTGGTGTCGCGCCTGTTCCAGGGGTAAGTGTTAGGCAGACAATCCACCATCTCCCAAGAGATAGGAGCCAAAGAACCGTCGCTCGTCTTGTCGTGATTGAAGCCGATGATGCGAAACTGAACCTGCGCACCGTTCTTCAGCACAACATTGCGGTAATCTCCGAGCTGCAAGAAATCAGCCGCATATTTTCCAAGCCCCTTTAAGGAACGCCATGGCATATTATCCAAACAGTTTGGCATTTCACAGACCTCCAATCAAAAAATGTGGCGGGGAGTGTAGGATTTGAACCCACGGACGGCTCATCACCGTCAACGGTTTTCAAGACCGCCGCCATAAGCCACTCGGCCAACTCCCCATAAAAGAAGGGCGGGTCATCTCAGACCGCCGCCCTTAATATCATCCCAAAAGCCTCCACTAAACTCTTCATCATCCACTGGATAACCAGCATCATCCTCATACGGAAACTCCGTATAGACCTCGCAGCCAGTTTCTTCATCCGTGATAATCATGGGGCGGTAAATTGGCAGGCACTGCTCCTGAGCGAGGTACTCCAAGAAGTGGTCTAAGACCTCGTTTACAAACATTTCTCCGTATGTATCCATGATTTCAGGACTGTTGTCTATCGACTCCTGCAAGACAACGGACAGGAAATCACACAGAGCGAGAGAAAGCTCGTCCTCGCGCTCATACTGAGCATCCTCCATATCCTGCCGAGTCAAATCTTCTGGTTCTTCCTCCGGCAATTCCGGCGGGCATTTCTTCCCATCAACAACCATGACAGGGAAAAGATATTGTGCATACAGGCGTTTCGCCGCTTCATTACAACCTGTCTCGGTCAGAACACACTCCTCATACTCCGGTTTTGCATCGCCCTTACACACGGAAAACAAAGGAAGCGCATTATCCTCGGTAAGATATACCGCATACTCTGTGTCCTTGTTCTCTGCAATGACGACCATCTCCTTTGACAGGCGGTCTTTATGGCTTTGAAAAAAAGCCCACACTGTATTTGCGGTCACATAAATATGAACCCCCATGATAGATGACCTCCTCACGAAATAGAATTGGTGCCCCCGATGGGGCTTGAACCCATGACACCCGCCTTAAAAGGGCGGTGCTCTACCAACTGAGCTACGGAAGCATAAACCGGCTGTTACGGTGCGCCCTGAATGGTGGACACGCTTGGATTCCACAGCAGCTTTGCCGTTTGAAAGGAAAACGATGAACGACGGACGAAAAGGAGGGAGCTACTGAAAGGACACAACACCGTGGCAAAGCTAATGGTGCAGGATAAGAGACTTGAACTCTTACGCCGAAGGCAGCGGGACTTGAATCCGCCGTGTCTGCCAATTCCACCAATCCTGCGTCTGAAAGTGGCCTTTAGGTCAGCCAACCACCATCTGACTAACTATTTTGTCATTACAGGCGTACTCTCTATTGGAAAGCCGTTAGCCGGTAATCTTGCCCCAGTCATATTTGTTAGAAGGGCTCCGTGGTGCGGGTAGTGAGATTTGAACTCACACGCCCTGATGGGCACAAGCACCTCAAGCTTGCCTGTCTGCCGATTCCAGCATACCCGCATAAGGCCAGAACCTTTACTCGACAATAAGGATAACGGAACTCCCACGCCGAGGAAGGCACCACTTTCTGATTGTGGCACACTTTACTTCGGGCTTCATGTAACGCTCGTCATCGATAGCACCGCTATAAAGCGTCTCGCAGAAACCGTCTGTGTTGCGCCGAACCAGCAGGTTATCGACCTGAGAGTCCAGGGAAAAGTGCGCTCTTATAAAATCCAAAACCGTCATGAGATGGCCTCCTTTGTGAAAGTTTCAAAGAGCTTGTCCAGTTCTGTTGCATCAACTTCAAACTCGTCATTGTCGTCAATACGCTTAATATCGCTTGCCGTAACGAACCACCCGTATCCACGAGAGCACGCCCCTTGACAGTCATGGCCTCCAACAACCTCTTCGTTCCATCTGACTCCGATGTGCGGGGAGGACTCAACGATAACACAGATAACTCCCTGCATTCCAATAGCGATGCTATCATTATTGTCCGGCGAGTCCCGAACGCATTCGACCTTATCGCCGACATTGAGGGTATCAGCAATCTTATCTTCGTCCATCTTCTTCCTCCTCAAAATGCTTGATGATTTCGGCAATGGAGTAATCATCCCACCATCCACCAGAATACTGGACGGCAGAACCGAAGAAACCCCGTTTAACGACAACTGTCTTGTTGGGAATGTCGATATGTACTCTTATCCGACGCATTTTAACCCTCCATTTATCTCCAGTTGGTGGACACACGGCCATCCGGATGGATGATGATATTGGAATAGCCGTCACCGTAATCATTGTGACGCTGCTGCCACATATCACCGAGCGTTACACGAGCGTGTTTTCCTGCATAGTCAAAGGTTGCATACACAAAGAAATCGCCGATTCTGAATGTATGCACATCGACATCTGCGTCCTGCTGCAAATCATTCCAAATATCTACAGGGTAATCTTTCTTTTCAAGGCCGCTCAGGAACCGAAAAGAAAAGCTGCTGGCATCCATCTTCATGTAGTCCTTGATAAAAGTAAGCGTAGGATTCTCAACTATCGTTTGGACAGTACACCCCGGAAAACCAGCCGGGTCTATCCAGACATAGTCGTTGCGGGAAAGGTTGATGTGCGCCAGCCCATTCAGTTCCGTGCTGAAACCCGTAGTGTTGATGGAACAAAACACACCATTACCGTTCTTACGATAAGTCTCAACGATATTGGCGATGTGCTTCGGGTAAAGACCGGGTTCGCCGCCCGTGATAGACAGCCGTGCGTTGGGATGCTCCTGCAAAACCCGCTTCAACGCCTCGATTTGTGCATCGAAATCATTGTCTCCCGACATAGGGTTCTGTCGTTCCAAGCAGAAGGGGCAGTGGAACGGACACTCCTGTGTCGTAATCATCTGGACATTGATGCGGTAATAGAGAGGGCGTCCAAGAGAAGTTTTGGCAGTTCTGCTCGCCAGCCTATACTGCAAGTCGTTACTCATTTCGGCTCGAATATCCTCGTAGGAAGATATGTGTGGTATGTAGTTCATCTTGCTGCTCATCGGCGCCCCTCCTTATGAATTGTTTCTCAGCCTCTGCCCACCAAGAGGAAGGCTATAAATGCGACAAGAACCGTTATTACGACACTGTCATAAGCTACTCGAACATAGTTGTCGGTTCTCATTCGCTCCATCTTTGTACGGAGGCGCTGGATTTCTTCGTTCTTGCTTTCACGCTCAAATTTGTATCGATAATTCGCATCACCGGATATAAAATCATTACGCTCCACGCTTTCGCCTCCTTACCAAAGTCATGTTTTATTGAATGCCATCTATCCACACCTCTATTGTGCGGCGATTTGCAAACTGCTTGCAGAGTTCCTCGATAGATATACCATGCGCTTTTGCGTCCGCTTTCATTGCCGCAAACTGGTCTTTATATTTCTTGACCATTTTTTCAAGTGTAAGGAAACGCTCTTTGTCCGCAGGATAGAAAACAATATCATCTAATCGAACTTCGTCGATATTGCCAGAGTGAAATATTGCCTTCCAGCAGTCCTTGCACGGCTCATCCAGTGGCGATACTTGGTGGTTTATGCAATTACTGCAACAGACGACCACGCCATTTACCTTAATTGGTTTCATCGGTTGTCCTCCTTTGCAATAAGGTAGCTGTTTTTTAGGGTTTTTCGCGCTGCCGCAGATTTCCACGCATTGTCCTTACCGTCTACCCCTAATGCCACATGGGGTCACAGACCCTAAACACTTCTGCTCTGTGCCGGTTGTGTTCTGATACCGGAAAACATCCTGGAGACTTTGTTTAACCTTGTTGCTCCAGTCCTCAAGGGTAACTCGGCAAGTGGCTTGCCTATTGGTGGAGATAGTCGGACTTGAACCGGCGACCCTCTGCGTGCAAAGCAGATGCTCTCCCAACTGAGCTATATCCCCATCTCGGAAGCGGCTTAAAACCCTTTGCTACTCAGCCGCATGATGTTCCCCAATTTGCTGCTTCCTGCACTCTGGAAATACAGGACATTCTTTGCTCCAGAAACAAAGCATGAACATCGTTCCCTATTGGTGGGAAAGGTTGGATTTGAACCAACAAGGGTTGCGCAACTTCCCAGGGCTTAACTCACCCCGCGTCTAACCGTTTCGCCACTTTCCCGGATTGCTCGTCTGTCCGAACCGCCAAGCGTCTTTCCGCTTTGCCATACTTACTCGGAGGTCATATATATAAACAACTCGTTACCGCCCAGCCAAGTGGTACTCCCCACGGTCACATATACACCCAACAAACCATTGCCCTTGGATTTTGCAAAAGGTTGGTGTTTATGCTTTGGTATTTGAGCTTTCTTCAATAAAAGCTTTAAGAGTTGAGCGTTGAATATTTAATTTTGAGTTTTGAACTTTACAGTTCAAATGCCGCCGCTCCCGGTTAGCTCTCTATGTCTAACCAGTCAGAAGCACGGCGGCTATGTTCATCCAAAAATGTAGATTTGATTTTGTTAGAACCTTTTAACAAAATTAAATATCAGCATAGCAGGCTGGAGCCAATTCTTTTTCACTTTACTTATCTGTACTTGGCAAAACAGAGAAGGCATATGATTCGGGGTTTTCGGACGGCAACGAAGTTGATTGCTTAAACGGTTCCGGAAAACTCGTCTGTCACGATTGCTGTGTGTTTCTTACGCCTGTTGAGCAGTTCGATGAGGGACTCCTCAACATTATCCAGCAAATCGGAGTAGACACTTCCGTAGAGCTTTGCTTCATTGTCCGGCTCCCGTTCGTCATCTTCGGGAGAGGGAACCTTGATGTTGTAGGTGTCAAGGACATCCTCAAACATCTCGACAATGAGCATCGCTTCATCGCGGGTATAGATGGTGCCGCTTTGCGGCTTGCACACCTCGCTCATATCAGTAGGAGATTTCCAACTCGGTCAGCGCATTGGAAACCGACAGAGCGGAGTCAATCTCGACCATGAAGTCGTTGATTTCCTTTTCCAGACGAGCCATCTCATCGGCGATGTGAATGGGGTCAACGATTTCCATCGTCTGTGCGGCGATGAAGTCGGCACGGACTTTCTTGATTTCGTCACTGGCACCCTTCATATCGACATTGCCGTAGAGAGACTTGACATACTCATCGGCACGCAGCTCCAGAACATCACCATTGTTCTTATCGGCCTCCATGCGGGCACGGCGATTGTCACTGTCCAACTTCTTGAGCAGCATCTGCTTCAGGGGAACGCCGTGGTTCTTCAGCTCGATTGCCTCGGCAACCGTGTACTCTTTGCCGCCGATGGTCACCTTGACGGTGGCGTTGGACAGCGTGACCGCACGCTTAATAGCATCACGGCGGGCAATGAGGTCGTTTGCGGATTGGTAAGAAGCCTGAACTTCCTTACAATAATCGCCGACACTCACACCGGCAACCTTGCTGTTGGCGTGCTTGTTGGCAAAAACGAAAGGGTTCTGCTGCATACACTTCTGGATACGGGAATCCAGCGTCTTGAGCTCACACAGCGCCTTATGGACAGTCATCTTTTCAGTAGTCATAAACTTGTTCTCCTAATCTTTGATTTTTGATAAATTACTTGCCGCGCTCAACGGCTGCTTTCAAACCCTCACTGGGCTTGAAGAATGGAACCCGTTTGGCAGGAATCGGGACAGGCACATTGGCTTTGGGATTTCTGCCGACCCTCGGCGCTCGTTCTCTTGCCTCAAAAACGCCCAGCTCCGTCAGCTTGATTTTCTCACCGGCAGACAAAGTGTCTGTGATGATTTGAAAAACAGCATCCAAAGCAACACGGGCGTTTACCTTTGTCATCCCTGTGCGCTGTGCGAGAGCAGAAATCATCTCTTCCTTGTTCAATAAATCAGCCCCTTTCCTTTATTGGATGAACCGTAAGCCAGTCAACCCGCTTTCAGTTCGCTATATGCTTCCTGCATGGTATCGGCAGAAAACTGAAACTCGCCATCGAGAAAAACCTCGATATGCCCATTGATATGACGGAACTCATACATACCGCCGACCTCCAATCCTCTATCAAGAATGAAATCATATCGTTCCATAATGTCGTCTATGTAATTGTTGTCAGGGTTATATACCATATAGGACAGAAAAACTGTTCCATCCCGCATCTGGTAATCCCCAATCTTGTACGGGATATAGCAGCCATCTGTCGGGCAGGCAATATACCATCCGCTATTTGCCGAGGAGTTCAAAATCACGCCATCACCGGCTTCAGCATTTATCGCCATGCCAATACAACGCTCAATGACTGTGATACCGTTGCGGTTTTCCAGCAGTTCTGTGGTCAACTCAGATGAATCGACAAGCCGATAGCCGCGCAAACCATTCGCCTCCAGCGCAGACAGGAAGCCATTCTCAATTTCCTCGTAATGGTTGATTTCCGTTTCACCGCCGTAGACGCTTACCGTCAGTGTTTGCGGAGGTTTGGAACAACCACAGCAGGAAACCATGAGTAAAATCAAAAGGAAAGACCAGAACTTTTTCATTGTAAGCCCCTTTCCATTGTTGATAACGGGAGGAAGTTTCACCAAACGGATACAGCCGCGATACTCCGACTTCCAAGGATGCACTTTTTAATCTTATCCCGTGGTCATGGCAGCATTTCCACAACACTTGGACACTTTCGTAGTCCCCAACGCCTTGTAAAGCTTTCAGAATTTTGGGTGCCCCCTCACTTACCTTCACTAATACAAGGACTAAGCGTTAAGCGGAAAACCACTCCACGGAATCGTACCGTGCCAGCCTTACGGCATCGAACCTCGCTTCAAGGTGAACCATGTTTCCCCGATAATCAGATACACTCCGCCAAAGCCATATCGCCGGATTTCAAAGATTCCGTGGATACCAAAGTGCCAAACCATATTGCCTCCTATGTGTCTGCGAACCATTCACCATGACCGTTCTGAAACTCCTGTCGTTTTTCATATCAGAAAACACTACAATTTATTGCGCTGAGTTCGACAGTTCTATGGTGAAAGGCGGCAAACTGAGAAATCAGAGGATTACAATTTGCTTTGAGAAAAGCATATATAACCCGATAGGGGCGATGAGAAGAACCGCCGTGCAGTCTTTTTCCTCCGGCGTAACTCCGGTGGACGCAAGCCAAAACATCAGGGCGCAAATTGCGATGAGTGCAATACCCATCAGCTTCTGCACGACGACTTTCCGGCGGCGTTGGTTTCTTGTGAGCGATTTTCTTGCATAACCTGCCATATCGGAACCCTCCCACTATGTAATTACCACACTCTGCGTTTACACGGGCTTGTGACCGTTTATCGAAAACTCGATAAGCCGCATTACGGCAACCGCACTGGCTCCCCACCTCATTTAACGCCGCCAATTTCCCTTTTACATACGGCGTACCAATGCGAAAAACTTATATATCAGCGTAAGCGGAATGACCGCTTCCCCATTTGACCAAAACTCGTGGGCAAGACACATTTCCGATGATGGTCACGCCATCGGAGCAGCGGGCGATATGCCGCCCATCCTCGTGAGAAAACCTCACAGCAGAACCGGAACGGTTCACAAGCCCTTTTACCCGTTCTTTGAAAACATCATAGGACATATGAAAAACTCCTTTTGTGGATTGGCGGCTTTAGGCATAAGAAAAACCGCCGGACGATTACCCATTCTACAAAACTGCCAGCATTGGCATGGGTTCGGCGGCGGTTCTTCAAAACCCGCAGTTAGTTGTCTTTCTTGGTACGATAATCCAACTCGTAGGACTTGCCGGTGACGATGCGATGGCAAACCTCAGCCAGATAATTGCGGAAATACCGGTGATTGGAACAGGTGACGGTCAGAGCCTTGCGGTTCTTCTTGGAATACACGGACATAAGGAAGTTGACATCGTGAGATGTCGCCTTATACTGCTCGCCCAGCATGGCGGTGATAACCGTCTGCAAAGTCTTGAGCAGATTGGTCTTGCTCACGGGGTTCTTGCCCATGTCAAACTCGCGGGCAATCTCGCTCATGGCATAACTATCATTGACCGCTTTGGGGTTGATACCCAAATCTACGGCTTTCTGCGCGGTCAGCAGAAAGTTCATCTTCTGGGCGATATGCGCCCAATTCTCGTTGGCACCGATTTTGCCGCAATACTTGTGGAGCTTGAGCAGGTCAATCTGACGCTCTTTATCCACGATAGCGCGGACGGGAACCTTGTCATCGCCCTTCTGCTCGTCCTTGACCCCGATGGTAGCATAGGACAAGGTCGTGACTGCGGTGAGCATGGGATTATCAGTGTTTTTGCAGTCCTCAAAGCACATATCCCGGACAGTAGCGGTGTACTCGTTGACCTTTTCGGTCATAGCCTTTTCCGCTTTGGTTGCGTCCTCATACTTGCCGTTCTGGATTGCATCATTGTAATCCTTGACAAGGGCTTCGGCGTCAGAGCGCAACTGTGCCAATTTGGCGATGTTTTCTTCTCTGGTCATTTTGAAATGCCCCTTTCACAGTTTTTTCTTGGGTGATAACAGGTTTATCACTCAATGAAGCCGCCGAAGAAAACCCTCGGCGGCTCTATCAATGATAAACCCGATATTTGAAATGGTTCCGGCTCTGCATTTCGGCGCATGGGGTATATTTTTCCCCACAGCCGTTGCAGTATCGAACGGAACACGCACCATTTCCGATACTCATTTCTATCGGGGACTGTTCTGTTCAATTCGCAATACTTGACCAAATTCGGCTTTCATATCTATATGCCCTTGCTTTCGGCTCCTCGGAGCACAATACCCTTGGGTAGAAAACTCGGACGATACTACTTACTTTCAAAAGTCGTTCTTGTATAGCCATCAGTTATGCAAGCCGCACTTAGGTTCATAGGCGCAAACCTCCGGGGATTTTCACTATCTCGTACCATGAGCCTAACTCTCATGCACCGGCGACGCCTTTGATAGCAAAGGTACTCTATTGACATTCGCTCAATAGTGCGTTGGCTTGCCATTCCCGGAAGTGGCGAACATCTCCGCTTGTATTCCGTGGCTTGCCTTGCGGGGTCTTGCCCTGCACCCTTAACCGCAAGGGGTGTACCCTGTAGGCGGCGGGGCGGCGGGGTCTTGCCCTGCACCCTTAACCGCAAGGGGTGTACCCTGTAGGCGGCGGGGCGGCGGGGTCTTGCCCTGCAC